GCTCCCACCACTGCCCGCCGCGCCCCTGGGCTTTCAGGGCATGGGCGGGCTCGGCCGACACGCGCACCGCATCGACCCAGCTCTCGCCGATCAACAGTCCGACGCGCTGGGCGACGGCCGGAACGTCGGCGAGCTCCAGCGCGGCCCGCGAGACGAACGAGGGCGTCGCCGCGCCGATCTTCTGTTCGAGCGCAGTCCTCAGCGTGTCGACCGCGCCCGCGATGGTCTGGTCGACATGCTGGGGCAGGATATTGGTGGCGGGCAGGCTCATCCGGTCCATCCGATGCTGGCGATTGTGGTGGCGATTGTCAGGGCTCCGAGGCGCGGAGCGCGGAACAGATGCGCGGTGATCTCGGGGTCGAGCGGTTCGAACGCGTCCGTCCCGACCGTCGCCAGCGCGTCCTCGCCGTAGTCCGGGTGCGGCGGGTTGACGTCGCCGCCGATCACATCGACGGCGAGGATGTTGGGGTCACCCCCCATGGCGACGCCGGCCAACGTCTCGACACTGAACGTCCGGCCGATCAGCATCACCGGCCCGCTGACGCCGTCGCCGGCCCAGCGCAGCCGGCCGTTGCAATAGGCGGCCAGGCGCGCGCGGGCCTGCTCGGCGACCAGCGCCGCCGAGACCCCGGAGCGCACCGTGAGGGTGACGGAGAGGTCGAAGGGCAGCGGCACGGCGCTCTCTGTCGTCACCAGATCGCCGGCCGGGCGGATGTCCGAGCGGCGCAGCGCCGCCTGCACCGTCGCCAGCAGCGCCGGCGAGGCCGTGCCGTCGCCGGGCGGGGTGTGCGCCAGCGGGTTGCCGAGCACGACCGCGCGGATGCGCGGGGCGAGGCACACGCCCTCGTCCTCGGAATACACCGCGATGTCGACGACGTCGGGCGAGGCCGACAGCCCCCAGAACACGTAGGCGCCGACCGGCCCGGCGGTCGACCAGGCCTCGGGCGCGAGCGCGAGGCGCTGGCGATAGGTTTCGTCGTCCTCACCGTCGCGGCGGATCGTCCGGTAGTAGGTCGCGCCGATATGGTCGAGTGCCGGCCCGAACGCGCCGGCCAACGTCAGAGAACGGATGGCGTCGTTGACGCGGCCCCGCAAAAGCATCTCGCGGTATGCGCCGACCTCAAGGATGACTGACGAGGGGTCACTTTCCAGAAACAGCGTGTCGAACGCCGGCAGCAGCGGGTTGGCGACCCGCCGCGCCTCCCAGCGCGCCTGGAGCTCGGCGCGGTCACGGCCCAGATATGCCTCGTAGGACAAAGCTTCGAGGACGTCGGCGATCACATAGGCCGACAGGTCGATCTGCGAGAAGCGGCTCATGGATCACTCACACAGGGATGAGAATGGACCGTTCGCCGCCATCAACGGTGAAGTCCCCTTCCAGGGCGCGAGGGCGGAAATCGCCGAGCAAGTTGAAGCCGGCGCGACCGGCCTGCGCCTCAGCGCCCGTGCCGCGCAGCAGCACACGCCGGACCTTGAAACGGGGCTCGAAAAGCTCAACGGCGATGCAAACCGCCTGCACGAACCGCATGAAGGTGTCGGGCGTGAGATTCTGCCCAAGCAGCTTCGGCACGGGCGATCCGAACCACTCACGCATGACGCGGACGCCGACGGGCGTTGTGATAATCACGGCGACGCACTGTTCGACGTGGGCGAACCCCTCAAGGATGCGCCCTGTCTCACGGTTCATGCCTGCCGTCATGTCAGGCCGCGCCGCCCTTCCGCTTCGCCGGATCGGGTTTAACGCCCGTCACGCCTTCGGGATCGTCGATCGGCGTAATGGTCCCTTGCAGGAGTTCGTAGTCAGCCTGCGCTTTCGACAAGGTGATCGTTCGCTTTCCGTCGATGATCGGCAGGTTCATGACCCGCTGGCCCGCGACGTAATCGCCAGCATGCGCGGTAATTTCATATTTCGGCATGGTGATCTCCATTAGACCGGGTCACCGGTTTGAGCGGCTCCGGCTTGCACGCCACTGTGCTTGTGGTTCTTGCCGACGTTCTTGCCGTCATGCTTCAGGGTGCCGCCGTTGACATCGGCGCTCCCTGTAATCTCAACGTCGCCGGTGATCTTGATCTTCGGTCCGGTGATGTTCACCGCACCGCTTTTCATTTCGATCCGCCACGGCCCGAAGGTGATGACGTTCTCGTCGCCCTTGTCGGACGGCGCCTGGTTCTGGTCGGACCACGTCGATGCAACAGCGATGGCCTGGCGCGGCTCCCCGCCCGGGCTGAATGCGACCATCTGTTGGCCAACGGTCGGCGGCGAATGGATTTTCAGCGCGCCGGCCTGCTGCGCGTAGGGAATCCATGGCCCGAGCAACGGCTGCTCGTCAGAACCGCCGAGTCGCAGCCGGACCCGGCCCTTGGCCGCGTCGACCTGAGCCACCGGCCCATGCTGCATCATCTGCGCGACCCGGTGCTCGAGCGCTGCGATGCGCGCCAGCAGGCTCATGGCGCGGCCTGGAAGATGATGTCGCCGCCATCGGTCAACGGCGGAATCTCGCCGGCGTCGGTTGCGGCCACCGGCCCGATGCCGAGCGCTTCGCCGGTCTCGCGCCGCAGTCCGAGGCTGTAGATCGCGTCCTTCCAGGCCGGGAGAGCGTTGCCGCGCAGCGCGGCCGCGATTAGCGTGTGCAGCGGTCCGTTGGCCTCGTCCGCATCGACAGCCGCCAGCAGGGCGGCCCAGACCCCGGCCGGCTGACCAAACGGCGGGCTGGAAATTGTCTTGAGGGTGTACTGCACTTCCCGCGCGACGGCGCGCGGCCCCTTGTCGCTCTGGATAAGGTACGGCTTGGAGTTGATCCCGACCACCTCGAAAATGAGGTCGCGCCAGAGCTTGGCCCATGCGGTTTCGGCCTGCATGAGGGCAACTTCGATCTGCCGCCCCATGATCTCGATCACAGCTTCGCCGTACTCGTTCGAGGTGTCGACGGTGCCGACACCGGCGAGGACCAAGCGGGGCGGCACATAGGTCTGAATGATGAGGTCGACGGTGTGATCGCCGCCGAACACGTCGCGGCCTGCTATGCCCTCGACGACAGTCTCTCCCGTATAGATCGCGATGAGCGGCTTTTGCCCATCCGAGAGGCCCGCCAACGGGTCGATCGGCTGCACATTCACGCGCGTGCCGGCCCACGTCGCATCGCGCAGCGCACCGGCGGTGGCGAGGCGCAAGGCGAGCGATGTCAGATTCACGGGACGGTGTCCTTGAGGTACTTGACGATCGCCGACACCCGGCCCATCCCGTCGGCATCGACGTCGCTCACGACGAAGGAAGGCTTCCGAGGACGGTCGAAAAGAACGATCTCGTCACCGCCGGCGAGGCGGATGGAAGCCGCCGCCAGCGCATCCGCGCGGTAGCTGATCGTCGTGTTCATCACCTCTACATCAGCCCGATCCTGCATGTTGGACCGGGCGCCGCGGGCGAATGCTTCGGATGCACCTTCCGCGACCACGCCGACGACGAGCATCGGGTTCGCCACCTTCGCACCGACGAGAAATCCCTTGCCGACGCCCGCGGCCGACTGGAAAATCTGCGTCCGCTCACCCGTCCACTCGTCGATCTTGGACGAGACGACGCGCTCGAAGGCGGCGAACCGATGCATCGTGTTCAGCCGGCGGCCTTGCCGCGCTTCCCGTTGGCTCCACCGGAGGCCTGCGGGTCGCTTTCAGCCTCGGAGGCCTCGCGGACATCGGGCGGCAGCTCGACGATTCCCTCGCGCAGCATCCTATCGAGGTCCAAGTCGTCGATCTCGACTTCCTCGCCGGATCGAATCGTCTTCGTCTCCGGCTCCACGGCGGGGGTGTCGCGCGTCGCGTTCTTCCCCGGCTTGACGGTCTGGATGAACGTCGCGCGGGCAATGACTTTGGCCATAAATGGCTCCTATCTTTGAGATGCGGCCGACCAGCGGCCAAAGCCGAGCGGCGCGTGCCGCCGCCCGGGGTTAGGCGACGACGGTCGCGCGAACGGTTGCATTGGGGTTGACGACCACGGGCAGCGGCGCCGACTGGGTCACGATCTGCTCAATCGCAACGTCGTTCTGCGGGATGTAATTGCGCACGAACACCGGCAGCGATTTGAACTCGGCGTGGACGTCGAGGATCATGCCGTAGGCGCGGACGCCGTCAGCATTCGGCCCGGTCAGCACCACGTCCTTGGGGGACATGAAAGGCTGAACGGCCCCGCTGTCGTCCAGATACCAGTCGTTGTAGACCCAGACGTCGAGCAGTCCGTCGATCGTGCCGACGTAGCGCGCCTCGCCGCCCGGAAGGAGGCCGCGCTCCAGCCTCGTCTCCGAGCCGACGATGTTGATGTCCATTCGGTCGAGGAACCCGGCATCCTTGCGAGCCTTGGCCCAGGCGTCGAGGCCCATCGTGACCCGATTGACCGCACCGCCGAACCGCGCGTTGTGGGCGAGATCGACCATCGACTGCAGCGAGTCGGTAATGGAGACGCCGGCGTCGCCCCAGCGGGCGCCAGAACCGAGGACGATAGTGTTTCCCGCGTCCCGGCCGAAATTGACCACCGTGGCGGGATAGTCGGGACCGTCGACGATGACCTGCCCGTAAATGACCGCCTGAGCTGCCATCCATTCCTCTCGCCGGGTCACGGCCGTCTTGTGGGTCTGGATGATGTCCGCCTTGACCGCCTCGTATCGCGCCATCGGCGTCATGTCGGCAGGGCTGAGCGCCTTGCCGGGAGGGAGCTGCAGGGCGCGGGTCGGGCTGACCGGATCGGACGGCTTGACGTAAGCGGGCTTGAACGAGGCCGCCTGCACGGCGCGGTCATAGATCGGCCGGCCCTGCGCCATGGGCAGGATGAACGGCGCGAGCTTGCGGCCGTTGCGCGGGATCTTCGCGAAGTCGATCGCCTCCGAATCCGACACGAACGACCGGCCGAACAGCAGGTCGAGCCAGTAGGTCTTCGGGGCATCGAGCTCGCTGTAGACGCCAAGCGTGGTGTGCGTGTCCCAGAGTTCGTAATTCACGAAATCGGCCATGATGGCGCTCCTTGATCAGAAGGTGCCGGCAGGGCCGGCGTTGATGCCTATGGGCGCGCTCTGATCAGAGGCGCTTGCGGACGATGATGTTGGTGGGGGTCGGCGAGCCGCGGAACGCCGCCGCCTTCTTGGCGTCGGTGTCGTAATCCGCGTGCCAGACCAGCGCGTCGAGGTTGAAGTTGCCCTGCCGGTAGATCGGCACCCGATCGGTCTGGCCCGCGCCGGTGACGACCTTGGCCAGCAGGACGCCCATCGGCACGACCGCCGTGGAGCTGGTCTTGGCCATGGCGAGGTTGCCGGAGCCATCCAGCCCAACCACGGAATAGGCCTCGAGCGTGGTGTTCTGTCCGATCGGGAAATCCTCGGTGACCGGGGTCGGCACCGCGTGGTTGAAGAGTTCGACGCGCTGCGGAATGTCACCGAAGCGCGAACCGGCAACGCCGGGGACATAGGTAGCGGGCATTGAGCGACCTCAAGAGGTTGAGAGGGAAGGAGAACGGCCGCTATCAGCGGCCGGTGGTCTTCTTGAACTTCGCGGCGATCGCAGCGCCGCGCTCCGCGCCCTTGGGCTCGCTGGGCGGCTGATCGCCTTGCGCGCCAATGACGCCGGCGACGGCGTTGGCGGGATTGTTCGCCTGCCTTTCGAAGAACGCCTGAGCGGCCGAAGCCTGCGGCCCAGCGGCAAGAACGGCCGCTGCCGCTTCAGGGCACATGTCCGTGGCGAAGGCGATCGCCTGGGCCTGCGCCTCTCGGCCCTTGGCTTCTTCGCTGCCGAGGATCGCCTTGATGCGGGCGCTGGCAGCGGCAGCGCCTTCCTTGAGGCCTTCGGCTTTGCCTTCGGCGCGGGCGCGGTCGACGTCGGCTTGGGAAAAGCCGACGACAGGCCCGTTGCTATTCTCGGTCATGGAAACTCCTTTGGCCGATGGAGAGCGGCCGGACCGGCCGCGGGTGAGGTCCGAAAGGACCGATTCGAAGGTGCCGACGCGATCAGCGAGGCGGGCCGCGACGGCATCGCCGCCACCGAAGACGCGAGCCTTGGTTCCGCGCGCCGCCTCGGTGTTCATCCGCTCGCCACGGCCCTTGCCGACGAGCTGCACGAACCGCGTGTAGATGCCATCGATCTCCGCTTGCAGTTCGGCCTTCACGGTGTCGGGCAACGGCTGGTACGGATTTCCGTCGACCTTATGCTCCCCGGCGTAGATCAGGGTCGCAGCGATGCCTTCCTTCTCGAGCGCGCGGCTGTAATCGGCGTGGATCAGCACCACGCCGATCGATCCGAGTACGCCGGTATCGGTGACCACGATCTCGGTCGCCTGCGACGCCAGAGCATAGGCGGCGGAACAGGCCATGCCGTCGGCCAACGCGACTACGCGCTTCTGCTTCGAGGCGGCGCGCACCGCGCCGGCCGCCTCGAACACGCCGTCGACCATCCCGCCAGGCGAGTTGAAGTCGAGGATGATCGAATCGACCTTCGGATCGCGGGTTGCCTCGGCGATCTGGAACTTGAAGCCCTCGTAGGAGACAAACCCGGACGACGCCTCAATCCATGCGCCGCGATTCACCAGCGAGCCGGTGACGGACAGGATGGCGACACCGTCCTGAACCCGGTAGGGCTTGTAATTCACCGCGCGGCCGCTCTCATCGCGCTCGACGGGCGAACCGACAAACCGGCTGGCGTCGATGCCAATGCGCCCGCCGAGAACTCCCAGAATCACATTCGCCTTGTCGGGCGTGATCAGGAGCGGCCGGTTGAGAACCCGGTCAGCAATTTGAAACAAATAGGACATGGATACCCCTATCGGGCGATGATGCAGCGCCGGACACCGCGGCTGCCGACGCCAAGCGTCTGGCGCTGGCAGGCGTCGCGGTACTCGCGAATGAGAGCGTCGAGTTCGGAGATGCGGGCCGTCGTGAACTGCATCTCCCGTTCCTCGCCGGACGAGGCGCGGTAGCGGAACAGCTTCACGCCGCCGCTCGTCACCATGTCGAGGCGCGCATGCTCAAGCTGTAGCAGGGCGGCGCAGGGGTCGATGGGAAGGAGGTCAGTCACTGGATTTCCCCGGTCCCTGTTCCGCGTCCTTGCCGACACCGGTCACGCCAGGCTGGACGTAATCGGGCAAGCCGTACTCCTCGCGAAGACGCTTCTCGTAGGCGAGCTGCCGGTAGACGTCCTCGACGTCCGTGCCGAGGTCGTCGCAGATTTGCTGATCGGTGATCGTTCCGAGACGCTTCCAGATTTCGTGCGCCTTCGCGGTCTTTTCGTCGTCGGCCTGCGGCTTGGGCCCGCCGCGCCAATCGGCGCGGGCCGCGGCAGGGCGCAATTCGTAGAAGCCATCCAGCCCACCGGGGAACGGTGTCCCGCCCTTGGCAATGTCTTCCTCGAGCCAGGCCTCGAACGCGGCTTGATGGAAGGGCGCATGAATGAACTTCCGGCGCTGAACGGTCAGCGGGAAGATGTCGGCCGTGCCCATCCGGATCGACGAATAGGTTGCGTTCCGGTAGTCGCCGGTCGCCGCCTCGAAGGTCAGCCCGGCGCAACGAGCGATCTCGCGCAGCAGGAAACTGGCGAACTTTTCGTAGTCGGCGGTCGGCGCAGAGGAGTCGTGAAACTTCAGGTGCTCGTTCGAATAGAGGTGCGCAATCCGGCCGCCTTGGCCAAGGTTGATATCGACGTTGGCGTTCCAGCCCGCCGAGCCGTCGAGCCAGGAGTCGAGCGGCGAGGTCTGGCCGGCGGCGCGGTCGGTTTCCGACTGCAAGGCCTCGAGCACGTCCCGCGTCGGCAGGTCCGATTCGATGGTCGCAGCAAAGACGGCCCGCACGATCGCGCTCGTCAGCGTCGCGTCGGCGAGCTGGTCGAACTGCTTGGTTACCCGCAGGATCGGCGCAAGCGGCGTGATGCCGCGAACCGCGCCAGTAGGCGCGTCGCAGACGTGCGCGACAATCATGCGACCCCATTGGTCGCGGCCGCGCACCTCCCGGATGTCGTCGATGCCTCCCGGCCGCGGCGCACCAATCAGATAGGCCACTGGCTGTCCGAGCGCGCCAAGGCGGATGCCCTGCACGATGCGCTTCTGATCGTCGGTCTGCTGCGAAAGCCGGAAAGCCGGCGTCAGCGCGACCTTCGTCCCGAACATCGCGCCCGGCCGCCGCTCCCAGGGGAACAGCGCCAGCGTCTCGCCGAATGCGAGCCAATGCTTGTGGTTCGAGCTCGCCATCTGTCCGAGTGAGCGGCGCTGCTCGGCGTCGCATTCGTACGGGTTGTTCGCCCACAGCGCGAAGCGTGCTTCCGCCCGCTTGGCCCATGCGTTCGCCTCGTCCTCGGTCCAGCCAAGCGTCTCGTAATCGGGAACCAGATTGATGCGAAGCCCGGACCCCACCGTCGCTGCAGTCGACTGGTCGACGATCCCGGCGATGAAGCCGGAATTTTGGATCAGATCAACCATCCGCGCTGCGGCGTGACGCCAGGCCTCCCTGATTTCGGTCGACGGCTCTCGTAGGGTCGGCTGCATCCAGCCGAGAATCTTCGGCTCCGTGAACCCGGGTTCCCCGCGCAGGTAGCCGGCGGCCGGCGCCCGCTGCGAACCGGCCGGCACCCGCACGCGCGGCTTGGAGACGGCGATTTCCGTTCCACCCACGTTCTACCTCGCGTTCAGTTTTTGCGCTCGCGCCGCCATGCGATCCCGCAGGGTCGAACCAGTTGTTTTCGGAAACGGCGCTTTCGGAGACGCCGGCTTGTCCGCGGGGGCCGAGACAGGCTCGGCCGCAATGTCGCGCACCATCCCTTCGGGAAAAGCGTGCGCCTTGATCAGGAAGCCGCCGACGGCCGCCAGAACCTCGGCGTCGAAGAAATGGTTTTCGCGATACCGCGAATGCCACTTCCCATCGTCCCCTCGCGATTCCGAAAGCAGTTGCTTTCGGTACTTCTCGGCAAGATCGTCGGGCATCTCGGGGACGAGGAACGCCCCCGGCTGGCCGGCGGGCGTCCATATCCTCGAATGAACGAGGCCCTTGAAATAGTCGGTGTCGACGTGGGCGAGGGTGATCCCGTAGGTTTCCTTGCGCCCGTCGGCCGTCACTTCAACCTTCTTCATGACGACGGGCGTCGATTGACTTGTCTGGCCCTTCGTCGGCGTCGCGAGCCACGGCCAC